ACCTGTGTCTGTGATAGTCCTGTATTCCATACCCATACGTTTAGGGAAGAATGGGCAGTCACGATATGATGTCCACTTGTAGTCTGTATTATTTAGACTTTCCTTACGATGATTGATTACTGCCTTCTGCATCTCTGGTGGAAGTCTATCAAGAAATGTGTTACCAGTTTTTTCTACGTACGGATATCTGGCAATCAACTCAGCAGTGTTTACTGGTTTACCACCAGAATGGTTAAAGAAGAAATCCATAGCATTAGGATAACACGCCGGAACGTAGTACATACGGCATAAGTCTTTCGTTTGCGGATCACCGATCTCACCGATGTGCGTATTGAATGCGTACCAAAAGGGTTTGATTCTATCTGATTCAACGTATTCATCAAGTCTGAATACAAGACGGAACTTAGGTAATGACTCCCTAGAAGAAGCGGTAGAGTAACACACAAAATCCAGATCATTAAATCGTTCAATTAACTTCTCCTTTAATACATCAACAGCAATATCGTGAAAGTGATCATCCACATCAACAGCACACCAAGCACCCCAATGTGTAACAGATTTATTATTGCGTGTGCTATCGGTTTCAAACATAGCAGGACTAATAAGAGGACTAGAATTATTTCCACCTTTCTCTCCTTTCTGATTACTCAGACCTTTCAACAGTTGAACGAACTCATCCCACGTAGGCAGGGATACTGTCTTGTGGGTCTTGTTATCAAACTGACTTTTAAATATAGTTAATTCATAATTCATAGAGGCATTATATCATATCTATTGGGTCTTGTCAAGGTATTTAACCGCACGTTCTACGATGTCCTTTCTGTCACGAAATCCAGATAAACCATTATTACAATCATAACATATCCAACCACGGAAAGTGTTAGTATCATGACAGTGATCTAGTACCCAAGGTGATTTTCTTTTACTAGTACCTTGACTACGTCCTATCATCAATTCATGACCCTGTCTCTCACATACTTCACAGTGATCATCCAATGTTGGTTTTAGGTGTGCATAGTCTTTCTTCAGTCTAGTAATGTCCTTACTTATCTGTCTTCTACATGCCTTACATTCGTTGCGGTACCCTTTACCCTGCGGTGCAGTGTGTGGTCTATCCACGTCCATTTCTTCGAGTGGTTTTCTTTTCTTACAGTGAATACATAATCTGGTTTCATCTGTACCCAGTTCTTCACCCCATAAAGTTATCATCCGATTGTCCCGATTGTCAAGTATTTTATCGCACTTTCTAATATCTCGACATTGTCTTTGAATTGTCCCAGTGCACGATTACAATCATGGCACAACCATCCTCTAAACTTTCTTGTAGTATGATCATGGTCTAAGCAGAATGCTTTCTTTTTCTTACCAGTGAGATCATTCTTCCAGTTGCCTGTTGCCTCGTTTTCTGATAGTCCACATATATCACAACTATGATCTTTAGGGTAATGATTCTCTTTGTGGAGTCTTTGTATATCTTTAGTCAGAGTCCTTCCGCATGGTTTACAGTGCCCACGAGTATATGAGAGATCACCCCTGCTCTCGAAATGTGAAATAGGTTTCTCTGTTCCACACTTCTTGCATATACGAGACTCTATCTCATCTTCTCCCCATAGTGTATTTGCTTTCATCCAAAGAAGTCCTCCAGTGATGCTACGGGTTCTGCGTCCCACCCGACTGCGTCCAGAATTACTTGGATAGGATCGAGGAAGGATTTAGTAAACATCATATCGTAGTCAATGTATTTGTGTAGTCCCAGTTCCTTGGGGATGTTCAGTGGATATGACACCACGTTTTCCTGTAATGGGTTTGGTCGTTTGAGATAACAGAATTTAATCTTGTCACCATTCTTGACCAGTTCGAACCTCTTACCCAGACCCTGCTTCTTGACTTGTTTATTAAACAAGAGTGCACCACGAACATGGATCGGGGTACCCTTACTGTAGACGGTCTTGGTGTTGTGCCACTTGGTTATGTTGGTGACACCACGAGGGAATGAAATATCTTCGGGGGGCATTTTCTTGAATGCTTTCTTGAAGTCGGCAATGTGTGCTTGAGTAGCAGTCTCATCTGAGTTGATGATAACACCGAACGTTTCTTTGAATGCATTACGCACAACCTGCGGTGTACTGGATTTGATTGCTTCGATACCCATCATCTTTAACTTGGGAGTTTTGTACTGGACACCCTCGTTGTTGTGGACGTTGAGAATATATCTCTTCTTGGCAGTCCAGATCCCACGAGAGGCAATTACCTCACGTCCCATCTCCATGCGGTTATCATACGCACCAGTAACTTTTGCCATACCATCGTATGACTTTACCAGAACTTTCTCGAAGTGGTCTGCACAGATCTTGTCAAGAAACTTAACTGGATCTTTGGGGTTGAACTGGTCAACCAGTGCACCCATTCGAATGTAAACGGAGTCAGTGTCAATCGCAACAACGTAATCTTCGTCTGTCTTGAGGATTTTCTGCATCTCATCATTGACGGCACGTTCTGCCCACTTGATTGCCAACTGACCCGCAAGGGTGATACTCTCTGCCACACGTTGATCAAAGTAACGGAAGTACTTGTTACCCAGTGCACCATAGAGTGAGTTCATAAGAATCTTGATTGCCATCTGCTGATTGTTCAACGAGGTGATCTTGTACTCAAGTTCTTTAGTAGGATTGTTTTGGTTCTCTTGCTCCAGACGTAGCATCTCATTCTTCACGAGTCTACGTTCTGAGTAATACTTCTTAATGATCGTGGGGATAACACCCTCACGTTTGTGGGTGAATCTTACACCAGTGGGTGCGACAGAGTAACCGTCTTCACTCATAGTGGCAGACCCATCAAGAAACTTATCAACACTCACGTTGTTAACGAACCCGTCCATGACAGTTTCGGGTGACATGTTGTATTGTACAATGATGTTAGGATACAGGGAGTTCAAGTCGAACGAGGTAACCCAGTCATGAGATCCAACCTGTGGTTCTTTAACGTAACCGCCTGGATATGGAGTCTTGGGTTTCTCTACCTTGGGTGGCACCGCAACCTTCTGCTTACATAGCAAACGGTAGATGATAGCATCCCAGATAGCAGTCGTACCCAGAGTGTCGGTATAGTTCACACCACCACGGTATGCCATGGTAAGTACCAGAGTAATTAGATCTAACTTCTCATCGATCTTGTGAACCAACTCCACGTCCTTGATATTGTAGTCAATGAACTTCTGGTAGTCTTCCTTGTACAGAGTGAACAGGTTGCCATGCTCCTCATACGAGAGTTTGTTCTCTCCAAGTTCTACGTGGGCAATGTGATCCAGTCTGTAGGATTCTTGTAGGTTGTATGTAAACTTCTTGTAGACTTCAAGGTAGTCAAGTACCTCGATGCCTTCGATGTTATAGAACTGGTTCTGCTTACCATTCATAAGTAGGGTGCGTTCTTTGACGTTGCCCCACGGAGACCATTGCTTGACACGTTGGTCACCAAGGATCTTGAGAGTCCTATTGATTAGGTATGGCATATCGAAGAACCGTACGTTCCAACCAGTGATTACATCTGGAGAGTGATGTCTCCAGTGCTCAAGGAATTTAGATAGTAGGTCATGCTCAGAGTCACACTGTACAAACAATACATCGTCACGAGAATTCTCGTAGTGCTCCAGACCCCAGACACGGTAGATGCCATCGTTCTGTCTGAGACAAATACTAATGACAGGATACTCTGCCCTATCTGGTTCGGGGAATCCTTCACTGGACTCGACCTCAATATCGAGATTGTTTACACGGATCAGAGATCTGTCAAACTTGATATCGTTGGGGTATTGCTCTTGGATGTATTGTGCAATGTAGTTGGTGTTGCCGTAGATAGACATGTTGCTTACATGCTCGTATCTTTTGTAGAAGTCGGTTGCCTCCTTCATGTTCTCGAAGGGGATTGCTTCTACCTTGTTGCCATCCAGAGTATCCCACGACATAGAGGATCCACCAACTTTAGATGGGATGAATAGGGTAGGTTCAAACGGAACTTTGCGTTGGGCAGGTTGCCCATTCTGGTATCCACGTACCAGTAGGTTGTTTCCATAACGAGAAACGTTGGTGTAAAAATCCATAAGTAATCCTTCAATAATGTTTCATTATAACAAATAGGTGGGGCAATGTCAAGGTTTTATTACGTATATTGGTTCGATAAAGTTTAACTTCTTATCGTCCTCTACTCTGTAGTGATCTGACATGTCACTTGAATTTGGTCTCTTGGATATCATCATACCTACAACATAGTCTATGCCATATCGGTCTATGATATCTTTCTCAATATAATTACGTTTACCATTAACCACAGGGTCAACAATATTAATCATAACTTTCTTGCAGTGCTTCTTCATAGCATCCATAACAGGATAGAAGAATGTATCTCTCCACTGATCGTACTGGTTGTATCTTTTCCAAGACTGATCGTCTTCGGATGCAGATCCTTCGGCATACTTCTCGATTCCAAAATAAGGGGGTGAAGTAAACATTAGATCATACTGACCGTCACATATATTATCCCAGTCCATATCTTCGGCAGGTTTGTTATATATGCGTACCCTCTTAGATCCAGTCACCTCGAACCAATCACCATGATCGGTGAAGGTAGTCTCTACAGGAAACAATGGTGATTGCAATAACTCTTCGTATGCAACACACTGCTTCTTGTATAACTCATATGATTCTGTGTTGGGATCACATCCAAGATACTCTGAAGTATTATTAGATGTATAGAAACCTGCAAGTCTGTCACCCCATCCACAAGAGATGTCGATTACTTTCCTCGCACCTTCGGTCTCGTATATAGTTTTAGCAACAGATGGTTTGAACTGTGTAGCAACATATCCAGAGAGTCTGAACATAGCACGATACTTCTGCTCATCAATCGGAGAGGTTTCTCCTTTGAACTCACGGAACAGATACAACATCATAGA